ACCAACGCCCACGGCGCCGGCACCCACCGCCCACGGGCTGATGCTGTTCCCGCCAGCCGTCGTATCCGGCGTGCTCGAGTTCGCCGCCAGCCGCCCCGCTGCGGCGTTGATCGCATCGGTGCCCATCGAATCGGGGAACTCGACGGCTCCCACTCCGGGGATATCGACCACCGGCATCAGCGGCCTCCGATCGGTTCGACCTTGCCCGTTGCCGGATTCCAGCGGAGCGTCGCGGGCTTGGTCGTGATGCGCGACTCGGGACTGCCGGGAGCTGGCGTGTTGCCGATTCCGAGCAGCCGCGCCTGGCTCTGCGCGATCGCGTCCTCGTTGGTCGTTACCCGGTTGCGCGCGTCGATTTTCAGGATTCTGACTGCGCTCTTGAGCTGCTTGCGCGTGAAGTTGTTGCCGAGCACCGCGCGCACGTCCTTCTTCTGGCTGTCGGTGAGCACTCCGCCGCCAGTAATGCCACTGCCGAGAATCCGGGCGAACTCTGTACGCGACGCCTCGATCGCTGCATTGAACGCGCTGATGTCCGCGTTCCCGAGGAAGTGTTCCATCGCGGGACGAATGAGTCCGTTGAAGGCCGGGATTCCCGTATCAGGGATCTTGTCGATCGTGCCGAGCATCGTGTCGGCGTTCTTGTTCACCATCTCGCCGTACGACGCGAGGAATCCGCGCTGGGCGGTGAGTTTAGCGATGTTCTCGCCCTCGGCCTTCACGTTGGCCTTGTTCGCCAGGATCTCGGTCGGGTTCTTCCCGCTCATCATCTGGCCGAGTCGGTTGTAGTAGTTGACCTTGTTCGCGACGCCGGCCTTCCCCATACCGAACGACGGATCGGGGCCGCCTGCGATGCGCAGCTTCACGAGTGCATCGAGCGCGTCAGGCGACAGCTTCACCTCATCCGCCGGCGCGGTCGTGGCGGGTTTCGGGAACTGACTGTCCGCGAGATTCGCTCCCTTCGTGCGGGCGAACGCCTCGTCCTGCAACTGCTGGGCGCTCGCGGTCGGCTTGAGCCATGCCTGCGGCACGCGCTGGCCGACGAGCCGCCCCAGTTCCGGCTGCTGCGCCGCAACCTCGGGCGTTACGAGCGGGTTGTCGCGCTCGTACACGGCCTGCTTATCCTTCGCGTCGCGGTCGGCCTTGATCTTGTCCCGCAGTGCGGTCCCGCGCGCGTCCCGATACTTCTGCGTGGCCTCCAGGTTCGCGCGATCCTTCTGCGCCTGCCGCACGAGCTGCGCAGCCTCGAACTTCTTGCGGCGGTCGGCCACCTCCTGCCCCTGCCCGATCGCCCCACGCGCAACACCTGACACCAATCCCTGCCCGAATCCGCGCGGCGCCGCGAGTCCCGCCGGCAGGCCGCCCGCGGCGAACTTCTCGAGGAACGCATCGAGCGGCGTGGCGTTGAAATCCTGCTCGGGCGTGTTGTCGTACGCCGGCGCCTCGATGCCGAGTGCCGCGTCGGAATTGGGATCGATGCCGAGCATGTCGGCCGCGTGCGCACCGTTGTAGGCGTGCAGCTCGGCGTCGGTCAGGCCGGAGTCGCCTCCGGCTAAGATGTGCGCGTGCAGCGGATCGAGCGGGGGCATGTCAGTACGTCCCACCGACTCCGGGGTCGAGTGCCGGATGGACGCTGGCCTTCCTGCCACCAAAGCCTCCCGTCAGATACCCAATACCGAGGTTCCCGATCAGACTGCCGAGGCCGCCCAAGAACGCCTGATGCTGCTGACTCAGTTGGTCCTCGTGGCCGAGCTGCTGACCCAAGAGCCCGCGGAAGAAGCCCTGATCCGCTCCGTACTGCTGCGTGTCGAAGTTGTTGAGCGCATTAGCCTGGTCGCCCGCGATGTTCTGATTCGCGTCCACCATCGCCTGCTGCTGGCCGATCCCGCTGAGTCCAGCGAGATGCGCAAGCACCATCGCCCGCTGGCGCTGCGAGGCGCCCGACTGCAGCAGCCGGCGCCGCATGGTCATGCGGTACGCCTGCGAGCCGCCGGGCGTGAAGTAGCCTTGCCCCGCCGCCTGGCGCACGAGGCCGCCCGCTCCCTGCTCAAAGCCACCCGCGAACGGGTTATTGGGATCGAATGCCATCACACGCCTCCTATTTGTACGACGGGATCTTCTTGGCCCGCAGCGTCAGCTTGCGCAGCTCGGACGCCTCGCCCACCGTCTGACGATACCCCATGCACACGGCGGCCGTGGCTGCCCGGCTGCGTTGCGGCAGGAGTTTCAACTCCGGCAACACGTCTAACGCCGTGGGCGTCAAGGTCAGGGTCACCACGTCATCCTGGTACGAGCGGTGGAAATCGAGCAGCACGGTCGAGCCGGGCAGCGCGCGATGCTCCACCACCACCTCCTGCCCCGAGATCTCGAAGGTGCGCCCGAACCGCTCCCATGGCGTGCGGACTTCGGCATCGAACACGACCCCGTTATCCGCGTCGCCCACCTCGAACTCGTCGACACGCCCGTCACCTGTGGCGCCTTGGTTCAGCTCGTTCCAGCCGTAGAGATGGCCGCCGTCGGCGCGGCGTCCTTCGCACATGGCGGTGAGCGAACGCAGCAGGCGCGTCGACCATCCCCACGGCTCGTTCGCGGCACGGAACAGCGCATCGAGCCCGTTCGAGTCCTTGCCCGACGAGAAGTCGAGCACTACCTGCATGTCCGGGTGCGCGGCCGCGCTCGAGCCCGAGCGGTAGTTAAGCCACAACGCCGAGCGCATGATGCGCGCCGTTGCGTAGGCACCATCCGTGTCGGCCGCAGTCGCCGCGATGCACTGCGCGATCTCCCAGGACAGACTGCCGAGCGGGATGCGTCCGTGCTGGTAGATCGCCTCCGAGATCAGCCGCTCGCTCCTGAGGTCCGCGGCCACATAGCCCTCGGAGGTCAGGAACACGACGAAACGGCCGCCGCCCGCGACCGTCGCCCATGCGATACAGCCGCGGTGCGGGTTGCGTTCGATCAGCTTGTAGTCCTCGTCGATCCCGCTCGACGTGTCGCGCGTGTTCATCAGCACGTAGTTTCCGCCCGAGAACGGCAGCACGAAGCCCTGATCTACGGCCCCGCCGCCCATCGCGATCCCGGCGTGAGTCGGCGGCTTGAAGCGGTTTGCGAGCTTGCCCGAGAAGCTGTTGGGCGCCGACTTGAACGAGCCCGGCGTACCGACCGTCATCCACACCGCTGACGGGTCGACCGGATCTTCGTTCAAGTACGAGGCGTTGAAGTAGATGAAGCCCGGCAGCGAGTTGGAGATCACGCGCTGAAAGCCGAGCACGTGGGTCGGGAATGGCGGCGCGGCGAGGATCGTGTCGCCCAGGTCGAACCAGAAGAACGGCGTGTCCGTGCCCGACGAGGTCGCGTTACCCGACAACTCGAGCGCCGTGTCCGACACGATGCGCTTCACGTACACGCCGGCCGCCAGTCGCGACGAGTACACCATCGTTCCTACCGCGATCTTGGACGCACCCGAGGCGCACGTGATGTTCGGTGTGCCGATGGTAAACGTGAACACATTCGCGATGTCGCGGCAGTGTGGCGTCAGACACGTGGCAGACGGTGCCGCAGGGTTGGCGCCGGGGCAGAGCTGTGCGCGGAACTGGACGGTATCGGTGGCAACCGACGTCGCGTTGATGCGATCCACCAGCTTCTGCAGCGTGTCGTAGGTGGTGAGGCTCAAGATCAGCGAATGCAGCGTTGCACCGCGATCGCTCTGCACCAACTCCAACGTGTTGCCGAAGGTCGCACTGTAGTTCACGCGGAAATAGGAGCCGAGCGACGCGTAGAGTGCAGGATCGCTGTCCGCCAAGTTCAGGTCGTAGTCCGCGACGCGCCCCACCGGCGCAACCTCGATCGCGCATGGGTTGCGGCCGCCGTAGGCGTGGACGATGCGCATGTCGCCGCCCGCGATGTAGCGGGCGCGCGGCGGCATCAGGTGATCGTAGCGGATGAACGAGCCCGAGGCGTCCTCGGCCAGCGACAGGTCGTCCGCCTGGTAGTCGAGGTACTCGGTCGTGCTGTTGTCGGTCAGCTCCCACACCACGCGCAGGTCGTAGGGATTGAGCTTCAATTCCTCGCCGGGGAGTGTGCTATCGACGCTCAGCGAACGCAGCAGGATCCGGCCCGTACAGCCCTTGGGACCAATCGGGATGTTGGACCACTTGACGTACGCAAAACGCCCGGTCGGATTGGCGGCGTCCACCGTGGTCATCGCGAACCCCGCCGGTAGATCGTCGCTCGGCACCCGCGGCACGCTCGGCGCCCAGACGCTGCCGTCCTCGAAGCGGTAGGCGACCGCGCGCAGGAAGCGCGTGCTCCCCTGCCACGAACCTTCGAGCGCCGCGACCGCAGGGGCGTAGTCGATTCCCGCGAACTCCACCTGCGCGTAGTAGCTGGTGGCGGTGGCGCCCACGACATCGAAACGCAGCCGCACATCGTTCCAGTCGGCCAGCGTGGTCCCCACCGCCGTGATCTGTGCCGGCGTCAGCGTGAATGAGTACTCGGTCGGCGTGGTCGTGAGCAGCAACAGCGCGGGCGACTGAGCAACGACCGTGGTCGCCTTGATGACCGATACGCGCAGCCCAGTGCCGGCGTAGAAGTTCCCGGTCGCACGCCGCGCCCAATAGCGGATCGTCACGGTGCTGTCGACCGCAGGCACGATCCCCAAGTTCACCGTGCCGCCTTCGTACCGCCCATTGGCGCCCGCGTCGCTCTGGATGTAATGGACGCCGTCCGGAGACTGGTTGATCGAGTCCCACAGGTTGCTCGTGCCGCCCGCCTCGGTTTTCCACGACGTGACCGTGACATCCGAATCGGGCACGACGTGGACGTCGGCCAACTCGCCCGACACGAGGTTGCCGGGCGCCAGCGTGCCGGCATGCGTCGGCGGCAGCGGGCCTGAGGGGATCACGTGCGTGCTGGACGTGGCGTTGTCGGCCTTGGCACCGTCCCAGCGCAGCGGCGTGCCGCGCAGGTTCGGGAAGTACCACCAACGCCCGACTTTGAGGAAGCGCCGTGAGCCGGAGGCGAAGAAGCGCCGCGCGAACTCCGAGACACCACGCGTCAGGCCGCCATCGCCCGACTCGTACCACTCGGGCACCACACGGTAGTTCTGGGGCGTGCCGAGTTGCGGATAGGTCGTCGCGTCGTACTCCGAGCCCAGCGTGTAATTCGCGTTGTTGACCTGATCGCGCAGCCACACGTTCGAGAACCAGCCGTCGTCGAGCCCGGAGCCGACCGTCTCCTTCGTCAGCAGCGCAATCAGCGTCGGCACGGCATCGCCCGCGAACGGACCCGCGTACTCGTCCAGGTGCCGGCACTTGGCCCCCCACTTGGCCGGCAGGAGGCCGGTGGCCTCTGGCATCACGAAGTCGGCGCGGTCGAGCGGCGGGAAGGCGTCGGACATTAGCTGAACACCACGAAGTCGACCGTCAGATTGGCACCTGCGGCCGCGTTGAGCGTGATCGTGACCTGCGGGCTTGGCGTGGCCGAGTACACGACGGACTTGATGAAGTTGGTACCGTCGGCCGTGCGCAGCGTGCAGAAGACGTGCGACGTCGCGGTCAGCAGGTTGTTCGTGAGCACCACGGACGATTGCCCGGACGCCACGATCACGCTGCCGTTCATCTTATTGATGGTGACCGCGCCGACTGTACCGGTGTTGGTCTGGTCAAACGTGACCGTCTTGCCCGCACCAGATAACACGAGGTTCCCGGTCAGCCAGAGATTGCGCCACTGATTGCCGCTGGCACCAAGATCCTGCGCGTTCGAGACGTTGGGCTGCAGGCTACTCGACGTCATGAGCATCACGCGCGCGCCGTTCAGTTGCCACTCGAGGTTGCCCTGCGTCGCGGATCCGGTGATGACGCCGTCGATCGTCAGGTGCGTCGGATCACCGCGCAGCGACAGGTACTTGGTGTTGCCCGCGCCGTCGTCGGTCGAGTAGATCCGCATTTCCTGCGCGTTGAGCCCGCTTTTCATCACCCCGAGGTTGGCACCCGAGATGATCACCGCCGGCACACCGCCCGCGGCCGACGCCGGAATGTCGGTCAGGTTGCTCGGGGTGTCGGTGTACTTGACGAGGTCGCCCGCCGCCGGGATCACGCTGCCGTTGATGTTGCGCCCCATGTTGTGGAGCATGTACACCTGGTCGACGGCGAGATAGGTCTGGTTGACCGTGACCTGAATCCCATACCTGGCACCGTCGACGTAGTTGTCCCTGATCGTCCAGCCGCTGAGCGTGACCTTCTTGTAAACGAGGGTCGTCGAGCCCGCGGCGAACGCGCCGATCAAGAGCAGCGCGCCCACGCCGCCGGGCGTCACGGTCACAGTGAAGCTATTCGGACTGAGGATGTCGCGCACGTAGTAGGGGGTGCCCGACACCACGTTCGCCGGGATGCCGCCGCCGGTGTCGACGAACACAACCGGATCACCGATCGAGAACGCGTGCGCCAGCGGGCCGAACGGGCTCGACGAGGCGGTGGTCGTGACGGCGTGCGTGGTGCCGTCGACCGAGAACGACTTGCTGAGGGTGCTGGGCGAGAGCGAGATGCCGACTGGCGTCGAACTCGCGAGCACGACGTTCGTGATGCGGTTGCGGCTGATGTCGAGGTCCGAGCCCTCCTTGTTGGAGAGGTCGATCCCCATCGTCTGCCCACCCGCGAAGATACCGTGCACGGTGTCGATGCGGTTGTCAGTGACGCTGATCCGGTTGCCACGGCCGAAGATGGAGATCGCCGCACGGCCGACGTGGTTCTTGATCGTGTTGCCGCGCACCCACAGGTTATTGTCCGGCGCGTCCGAGCCCGAGTCGCTGTCGAAGTAGATGCCGGCGTCGCAGATGCCTTCGAGGTAGTTGTTCGCGCACAACACCTCGGAGGTAGCCAGCTTGATCCCATTCGACCGCTTCCAGCGCGTGCCGAACACCCACGTGCCGAGCGCGGCACTGTACGTCGCCTGCTGGCCGCCGTGGCCGATGAACGCCCCTGACAGCGACACGGTGCCATCGACGAAGTAGCTGTCGCCATCGTTCGGAGTCCCGCCCGGAGGCGCCGCCAACACGCCGAGGATGGCGCGCGGGAAGCGCGTGACACCGTGCGTGCCCGAGCCGGCAGACGTGATGTCGAGCACCGCACCGCCGAGCGTGGCCGACACCTGGAACGTCGAGGAGGTCGGCACAGCGACGATGTAGTAGTTCGTGTCAGCCACGAGCGGTGCGGGAATGATGCTGGACGAGTTGAAGCGCACCGTCTCGCCAACATTCATGTTGTGAACAATCGGCCCCAGCACGCCGTTCGGCGCACTAATCGACGTGAACGTGTCGGTCGTGGGATCGACCGAGACGTTGTTGAACGGCGACTGCGTGTCGATCAGGATGTTGCCCTCGCACTGCACCGCGTAGCCGAAGGGCTGGATCACGGTCTCGCGCTTGGCGCCGCCCTTGATGTTGATGAAACCCTCAGCTTGCCCGGCGTCGATCAGGACGTTCTTCGTGATCTCGGCATAGCGGCATTTCGTGTAGATGCCGTCGCAGTCGGACTCCGTCGGCACCGCGACGGTCGGCGTGCGCACGATGTTACGCACGATATTGCCGTCGATCGCTGCGCGCCATCCATAGCAGGCGATCCCGAGGCTGCTGGCGGCGGTAGTGCGCACACCGTCCACGATGTTGTGCTCGATCAGGTACTCGCCCCGATCGTCCGCGAAGCCGAGCGCGTTGGCGCCCATGTCCATCCCGCGCGACGAGACGTCCAAGATCTCGTTGTGGTGGATATGGACGCGCTCCATGATCGCGATGTCCAGATAGATCCCGGTACTCGTGCCAGTCGCGAGCCGGCAATTGGCGACGGTGAAGCCACGGAAGCCGTACCCTGCGTTGGTGTTGTGCGCGTAGATCGCCTTGCCGAAGTTCTTGATCTCGGTGTTCTCGATGCGCACCTTGTCAAGCACGCTCGCGATGGGCGAGAAGTCGAGCACGATGCCCCACGTGTCGAACGTGAGATCAGAGCAACGGAAGTTGGCCGAGATCGACAACAGATTGACCACGCCCGCGCCCTTGATGACGCTGTTCCCCATGCCCTCGCCCGAGATCCACAGCGCCTTGTTGAGCGTGTAGGTCGTGATGGTCGACAGCAGGTATGTGCCCGACGGGAAGCGCAAACGGCTGCCAGCGGGCACGGCGTTCAGCGCCGCGACCACGGCGGCGGAATCGTCCGTGACGCCGTCGCCCTTGGCGCCATAGCTCGTGACGTCGAACACGGCACCGCCCGAGTTGCCTTCCTCTGTCCAAGCGTCGTGGAACCGCTCGACCGTGCGATTGGATTCGACGTAGATCGACCAGCCCTTCTTGGGCGTGTAGTAGAGCCATGTCGTCCCGTTCCACGCTGCCACCTGGCCGGCATGGGTCGCCCACGCACCGGACGGCGCGGTGTCGATGAGGTAGCGGTCGCCGTCTCCGGGACCGCCGGGCGGGTCGTTGCGAACCTCCTTGACCGACGCCATGACGAGCGCGTCGAGTCGACGGTCGTTCGCCCGTCCGGCCACGCCCCATGCCGCGTGATCCGCGATGTCTCCGGTCAGGCCCAGGTTCGGCAGCAGCGACCCGCTCATCATCCGCCTCCGTAGTTGTCGCCGTAGCTGTCACCGTACCCGAGTGTCCCGCCCGCCAGCGTGTCGAACTTGATCTGCTGGCCGCCACGTCGCACCCATGCACCCGTGCGCGGCACGTACAACATGTCGTGCGACACGAGCCCGTTTACGTACTCACGCGGGATCTGATCGGGCGACATGGACTCGACGGACCCCTTCCAGGGCCCGTACGGGATGTCCTCGATCGCGATGGCGGAACGCGCGATCTTCGCCGCCCAATCCGCGAGCGTCATGGCCTAGGCGTAATAGCCGAACACGTCGACCGTGGCCGTCGCCGCGAGCGTGCTGCCAGTCGTGACCGTGAGCTGCACCGCCGTACCCGCCGCGGTCTCGGTGTAAAGCGCCAACGCCGTCGGCTGAACGATGGTGTACCCAGCCACGGTCGTCAGGTTCACGAGCGAAAATGTCTGCAGGAAGTTCGTGATGCTGTAGCTCGTGCCACCAGCCAACGAAGCCGAGGGATCGCGCACGATGACGCGCGTAATCCTGCACGTCCGGTCGGCCACGAAGATGGTATTCGCCTGCGCGGTTTTCATGTCGATCACGGCCGAGCCGAGAATCGTCTCGCACGACAGGGCCAGGTGGTCGACGTGCTGATCGTAGGTGCTAGGCATCGTGTTCTCCTTGTGGGTTACTGCGTCTTACCGCCAGACACCATCGCGAGCTTGCGCGCAATCCCTTCCTGCGTGCGCTGCGACACATCGGCCATGATGCCGGGCACCAGTTCCGCACGCCCCGACAGCGGACCCATGCGCACGGCCGCGAGCAGGCCGATGTCGCGCGACGCCAGGTCGTTGACGCTCGGCACCGTGACCGTCACGTAGTCCAGCAGCGTGAACTGCGGCACGTAATGCGTCGGGAAATTAGCGCCGATCTTCCCCGGCCAGACGTCGAGCTGCAGCTTGTTCGCGTCGGCCGGCACCGTCGAGAAGCCGGGCCCTATCGCGTACAGCATCGGTCGCGCGTACGAGCCGAACATGCCCTGGTTTTCGCGGATGCGCATGATCGTCGAGTAGGTGGTGGGCTCGAGCACGGTATCGCCAGCCACCACGTCGCCCACGCTGCCGGGCGTGATCGAGTAGAACACCTCGCGCACATCGTCGATGTCCGTGAGTACGGACGTGAAGGTACCGCCCAAGTCGACGGCAGGCTGCGGGGTCCAGAGCGTCGCACCCGCCACGCGCTTGAGCGCGCCGCCCCATATCTCCCACACGTCGGCGTAAGCGTCGTTGATGTGGCCAAGGATCTGCGTGTCATCGAACGGCGGATCGACGTCGACGTTGGCCTGCAGGCGTTCGAGCGCGAGCGTGCGGATCTCGGTGACAGTCAGGACGCTCACGGCACCCACCGCATCGTGCGCCCAGCGCCTTCCAAGTCGCTACGCCGCGCGGATTCTTGGTACCAGACCTTGGCCGCCTCGCGCCGCCAACTGCCGACGATGGCGGGATTGAGCCGCCGACGCGCCGCATCCTCCGGTGTCATGGCTTCGAGAAGGTCCGCGGCGACGTCGGCAGCCAACGCCACACATGCAGCTTCGTTCAGGTAGATCGCGGCCGCGTCCAAGTCCGTGGCCGACGTCGGCGCCTCGTGGCTCAGGCTGCGGAACACGTTCACCAGCTCATCCGCCAGCGCACCCGGATAGACGCGCCCGTGCACGACGCCACGCTGGTCCTCCCACAACGTGAAGATCTGCGGGACTTGCAGCACAAGCGCGGTCAGGTTCCTGACCCACGGCTCGAACTCCTCCTGCGTGTACTTGCCGAGATAGCCGCCGGTGGTCACGAGCTGCAGCCGCACGTCGAGCGCATCCGAGTAGGTCGAGCCGGTCGTGGGCAGCGTGAACGTATCGGTACCGGCGAGGATCGTGAACGCAGACGCCTCGGCCACGTGCGACGGCGGCATCGACGCCATACGTGCCACGTACTTCTCGCGGATCGCCTGGTCGACCTCAGGCACCAGGTAACTGCGGTTCTTGCTGTCGAGCTGGCGCAGGCGAAGGTCGACTTTAAGTCTGACGTAGGCGATCGTGCTCACGTTCCCACCTTTGAGCCATCAAGCCACTCGAACTCACCCATCTCGCCCACGGGAAGGTGCTTGCCGCATCCGCAGCAGAACGTCGCGCCGTAGAACTCCGGATCGCGCGCATATGTTTCCGCGATCTTGCGCCCCATCGTCGTGACGGTGCAGCAGCCCGATTCAAGTTGTTCCTTAGTCCAGAAGCGCCCGCGCACTGACGTTCCAGGGAACGGGTAGTCCGCGGGATAGCCCTCAAACTTCACGTAGCCGTAGTCCTTGTATCGCTCCTGCTCTTCTGGCGTCAGGTCGCGCGTTTCAAACTTCGGACGCGCGCCGACGTGCTTGTAGCTTTCGCGATACGGTCGCACGAACCCCTTCGCACGCTCTTCATCGCTCAACACGAGATACGCCTTCTGCATCCCGCTCGCGTCGGTCTCTTTCAGGCGCGGATCTCTCGGATCGTTCGTAATCATGCCCACGTCCCATCCGGCAATCCGCCCTCAGGCACCGGCGTCCAAGGATAAGGCGTCGTCAGGCACCAACGCCCGCCAGCGCGGCACTCCACCGGGCTCCCCGTAACGTGCGTGCGGCTCCGTCCACGCGAACGCTCGGTTGATTCGGCAAGTGCCGCGCTGGGAGGCATGTTCTCGACGCGCTCGATGTCCGCACGCTGAAACGGCCGCAGCATCTCGCCCACCTCCGCCGCCTCGCGCGTGAGCTTGCCGTGGTCGTTGGGCTTGAAGTGATACGCCCACTTGTACGAGCCGTCCGGTGCCTCGCCCTGCACCTTGACGCGCTGACCGCCGACCTCGACCACGTGATAACGCTCGTACCCCTTCTTGCCCTTGAAGTCGTCCTCCTTGGGCTTCAAGCGTTGCACGCGTTCACGGTCGCGCACCGCCTGCGGCGTCAACTCGCGATCGCTCACGGCTTGGGGCTCCGCTTGCCGCGCGCCTTCTCGATCGCATCCTCTTTCACCGCCGCCTTCTTCTGCATCGGCGTCGCGCCACCCTTCTGCGGCTTACCCGCAGGATAGCCACCCTTCGGGTGCGCGTAGTCCTTGAGGTTGTCGAGCGGGTTGCGCTTCATTTCTTCTTGCCCTCCAACACCGGCTCCGCAATCGGCGTGGAGCCGGTGGTCTGCTTGGCCGGCGGCGCCTCCGGTCCTGCATCGCCTGCCGGCTCCATGTCGAATCCGCCGCGGTCGATGTCCGGCTCGTTCGGCGCCGGACCCGAGAACTCGGGATCGAACTTGCGCCGCACGTTCTCCTCGGCCCACAGCCGCTGCTCGAACGTCACCTGCGGGTTGTCCGCAGGACGTGGGTGGCGCGGAACCTTGATCACCTTGGGATTGCGCCTGATCGCCGCCGTGATCTTTTTGTCGTCGGGGTCGACCTGCTCGAACGGGTTGACTTCGATCTCCTCGCCCTCTTGGGCGACGATCCGGATCGACTCGTGCGGCTTGCCTTCCTCGCGCGCCTGATTGCCGGCGCGCATCCGATTCAAGAGCGCCCGAATGAAGCCGTGGCATGTGATGGTGTCGCGCTTGGCGGTGCCCTCGATCGTGATCAGGGAATAGCCCACGTACCGCGGACCCTTGCCCTTGAATCCGCCGTAACGCTGCTGCCCGAAAATGCACAACGATTCGAACTGGCAGCCACGCACCCCTGGCGAACGAGGTGCGCAGCTACCAATCTTGAGTGGATCGAGTCCCGCCGCCCGGAGTTCGTCGGGTGTGCCCCGCGGGATGGGATCCTCTCCCAACATCCCGAGGACACCGGAGCCGTCGAATGTGCTCATGGCGTCAGGCCCCCGTAGTCGGCGTCGGCGCCGGATGAACCTGCGTCGGCGTCGGCGTGGGATGAGTCGGCGCGACCGCATGTGCGGCGGGCGCAGCCGGAGCCTTGCCCATCACCTTGTCGTGCGCCGCATTGTCCTTGGCCCGCGCCTCGGCGTTGGCCTTGCGCTGCGACGCAAGCACCGCCTCCACGCGCGCGTGCGCTGCGGCGCTGGCCTTGGCGTACACAGGTGCCTGGAAATCGTTTCCCCTGTCCTCTGCCATCATTACCTCCCGATTGAGGCGGTGGGCGACGCCGTCCAGGCCGCCGCCCGCTCGCGGGTTAGGCGTGGTTGGCGGTCGTACGGATGTCGATGGCGCGGCCATCGAACATGATGCCGCTACCGACGTTGTTGTAGAGAATCACGCGGTTCTGGAGTTCCAGCTCCTGCCGCTTGATCCGGCTGCGCACGTTCCACGAGATCTTGAACGCGCTCGGGATGAACACGACGTTGTGATCGCCGTTGCCGTCGTTGGCAACCACGGTCGTCAGCTTGAGCAGCAAGCCGCCGCCCTTGGTCCAAATCCCCTGCACGTACGGGTTCTCCGAGTCGCCGCGCACCATCGCGTTGTTGAAGATGTCGATGGTCGCCAGCGTCTGGAACTGCTTGTGCGAGAACACGGCGTACACCTGAGGCCGCCCACCCGGCGTCGCCATGCCGTTGGTCTGCCCCATCAGACGGCCCTGCGCCTGATAGAGAATCGCCGCAGTCACGTCAGCGTTTGCGAAGAAGTTGGTCAGCGACGGCACCAGCGCCAACACCGACTGGTCGGTGAGTTCGGCCAGCGCGCTCGTCCCCGAGTCCACGGCGATGGGATCGAGATCCTGATCCATCTGCGCGTCCTCGTTCTCGGACCAAGCGATCGGCACGACATTGCCGACCGGCGTCAACGCGACCGGGGTACCGATCGGGTTGACGTAGGTGAGACCGGTGCCGTCCGAGTTCTGCGCGACCACGGCACCCGCCACGCGCGCCGCCTTGCGCAGCGTGAGGCCGCCGTAGAGACGTTCCGCCTCCTCGATCAGCGGAATCATGATCTGCTTCTGATACGTCGCGGCCTCGATCGTCCGCGCGGTCTTGGTGTAGTTGAAGCCCGTGGTACCGCCAGGGCTCATGACCGGAGGTGATGCCATTGGCTATCTCCCGACGCTAGTCCACAACCTCGATCTTGCCGGCAAGCACTTCCTGCTGGCGCTGCAGGGCTTCGTGGTACTTGCCCTGCGCGCGCAACTGCGCCTGCTCGCGATCGAAATCAGCACCAGCGATCTGTCGTGCTTTGGTTTCGGTCGCGGAGACTTCCCTCGTGTGCGTCCTGACTACGTCTGTCGGCGGCTTCTTCTTCGCGAGTTCGAGTTCCTTGGTCAGCCGTGCGTTCTCAGCTTCGAGCTTGCGCTCCCGCACTTCCGCCCGCGCCGCCCCGATGTCGCCCAGGCGGTGCTTGTTCTTGGCGAAGTGAGCGAGCACTTCCTTGCGCTCGGTAGCGTCCGAGATGTCGCGGAGCTGGAAGCTGTCGCGCACGTTCTTGGCGAGCTCGAGTTGCATGCGGCGGTTGGCAATCTGCGCCTTAGCCACCTGATCCCCGCGCCGCGCATAGTCCGCGACCTTCTCCCAGTCCACGCCGTCGCCATCGGTGCCGGCATCATCCGGCTCGTCCTCCGGCTCGGCGTCGCGCGCGGCTCGCAACTCCGCGAGTTCGCGCTCCATCCGGTTCGCCGCCTCGACCTTGTCCTTGCTCGCGAGATAGAGCTGCTTGTAGTCCGGCTCGCCCGTCGTAGCGTCCCGGTCATCGGTGCCCGGCGTCCCGGTCGTCGGCGTTTGCGCAGCCGCGTCCCCGTCGTCCGTGCCCGGCGTCCCCGTCGTCTCGTCGGTAGTCACGTGGTCACATCCCCGCCCCGTTGGGGCTCATGGCACCCGGCACCATGCCGGGGCCGTTACCTGCACCCGCCAACTGCGGCGGGAGTCCGTTCGTTTGCTGCGCGGGCGGCAGACCCATTCCGGTCAGCGCCGCCTGCTCCTGCTCGGGCGTCACCAGCGCACCCGCTTTCTTCAAATTCGCGACACCCGTCGCCACCATCGTGGGATCGGGCTTGGGACCGCCCTGCGCGTCCGCCTCGCCCTTGAGCTTGGCCATCCGCTTCTCGATCTTGCGGATAATCGAAGCGGGTGCGCCCGTCAGTTCGGCGTACAAGTCCCACGTGTCGGGTTGCTGCACCGCCATCGCGACCAGCTCCTTGGCCGCGTCGCTGCGCTCCTTCTCGACGCCGGTGAACGGTGCCGAGTCCTCGATCACGAAATCGAAGTTCGGCAGATCGTCGGGGTTGAGACGCGCCAGGATGTCGGCACCGTCCAGGTTGAGCCGCGACATGCGCTCGGGCGTGTAGGTCTCGCGCACGTAGTCCCATACCACGCCGTAGAACTTGGATAGTGCGCGGTTCTTACGGCGGTTGAAGTACGCGACCTGGATGTTGCCTTGCTGGACCATCGTGTCGATCGTGCCGACCGGGATGTCCTTGCTCGAGTCCGGCGTGAGCCCGAGATCTGTGACGCCGCGATACATCGTCAGCGAGGCTTGCGTGATGTTGAACACTGCGGCGAAGTTGGGATCGAGGCCGGTGCCGTTGTGCTGGATCACCTCCGACGGTGCCATCTCGTGACTGTTGTCGCGGTACATCACGTTGAACTGGTCATCGCGGAACTCGAACCGGCGATTGCGGTAGTCCACGATTCCAGTACGCGGTAGCTCCCAGTAGTTCCGGTGCTCGAGCACGCGCTGAATCGCCGTGGTGCGCAGCGTGTCGCTCGCGATCTGCTGGTCCCACAGCCGCGTGGTGTCGGAGGCACCGACCGGGCGACCGGGCTTGACGTGGCAGGTAATAAACAGGCCGGGGAAGCTGCGCGCCTTGGGGATCGGCCATGAGCCGTCCCGCACCGGATCATCGTCGGGCGACGAGCAGAACGGGGCGATCACCGTCAGGCGGCGGCCGCGCGCGTACGCAAGCGATGTCTCGTCCACGTCGAGCGCGTCGATCCTGTGCAGGTCGCCGCCGCACGTCGGGCACGCCTGCGGCGCCAGCTCCGGCTGGCCCTTGCCGGGTGGCGTCCGGTAGCCGCAGCCACCCGCGCACGCCATGTACTGCTGATCCGGCTTCAGGACGTTCTGCGTCTGCTTGGGGGGCTTCGTGGTGCGGTCGTTCTTCCACCACATCTCCCACAGCGTGACCTTGTTGTCGTCCAGAAGCGTCGGCCGCATCGGCTGGCCCTGGTAGTCCAGCAAGGGCCGCATGCCGCCATTGCTCAAGCCACTCTGGAATCCGCGGTCGGGCTCGAGCCACTGGACGTCGTAGCACTCGCGCGCGGCGTCGACGTCCATGCGCTTCTCGCGCAGGAGCCACCCGCACAGAGGATGATGCGGATCGTACGCCTCGTCCCACATGAAACGCCGCGGGTCGCCGTAGCTGTAGAAGATCTCGCCATAGGGCGCGTAGTCGGGGTCCCAGTCCATCCACACCACGCCCAACCGCTTCTCGCGCGCCGAGATGATGGCCTCCTCGTAGTAGTCGTCGAAGCCCTTCCAGGGATTCGCCAACTCGTTCTGTACGAGGCTCGCCGCGGCCTCGCCGGCCTCGGGATCGTCGGCGCTATCGATCGGGCGGGTTTCTACGTTGCGGGGCTTGCTGGTGGAGTCGGCGGCGATGTGGAGGACGGTATCGCTCGTCTCCATGCCACGGATCTGGATCGAGCGCCGGTCGCGATTGAAGGGGCCCGCGTCGTCGGCGTAGCGATCGCCGTCGTTGAACGCCTCCTCCTCGTCCATAGCTAGATGGAGGGGCGTCCAGAACGGGGAGTGCCGCTGGTGGATGTCGCGCACCTTCTGCGCGGGCGTGCGGGTGTCTGTGGCCGACAGGTCGGACCTCCTGTGCTCGAAGCACCGGCAAGTCCCTGCCGCACTTACTCCCCGTCTGCGCGTTCTACTTTACGAGCATCCGCGCCACGCCGCTAGTCAGATCCCGTGCTAGAATGCAACCAGTGGGGGCTGCGGCCGACGCGGATACGCGATCGGACCTAAGTAGCGTCGAGCCCAAAGGGATCCCGGAGCGCGCAAGCACCGGGCGCGAGCAATCGCGGTGACACGGCCATCCACGGCGCAACAGTACAACGCAGCCCGCACCCCTAGATCCGCGGCCGCTCCCGCCAGCGCGGCACCTGGCGCTCGTCCTCGTCGTGCCCCATCACGAGCGCCATGATCTCATCGTCCGGCGTCTTGGGCTTAGGCGCGATGTCCGGAATGTGCCGCCCGGAGCGGGTTACCGCGCGCCGCAGGCCCTGGCCCCAAAGAATCAGGTCCTCATCGTGTAAACCCGGAGCGGCGATTGGCTTGCCGGACTCATCCACAATGCAGTCCAACAGACACTCAATGATCGCCCGCGATGGGCAGTTGGCGTACCTCACACCCGACCGCCATGACTCAATCCATGCTTGAATGGCACCCATCATGCCGGGACGCGTCTTAGGCGTCGTGCGAAAGCCGTACTCCTTGGACCACTGGCCCGGCGTCAATTCCCGCATCTCGTATCCGATGTTGCCGTAGCGCGAGTCGCGAATCCCCGTCAACACAGTCATGCCGAAGCCATCATTGACCTCCGGCTGAACCACACCGTTGTTGTATTGGCGTGCGAGGCTGGCCGCGAGGACGCCCATCGAATAGGGCGGGATCGCTCCCACCACACGCACCGCGAGATCTCCGGATCCAATCTCGCGCCCGTGCATACCAGCTGGGTCGTGCCGGCTGTCGTCCACTCCCGCCGAGGGGTCGATCGGGAAGTAGTAGCTCGCGCCCGGCTTAGGATGTGAGAACACCTCAACCGGCAGGATGATACGGTCGCGCGCCGCGCCATCGTTGGACTCCACCGGCACGCGCCACTGGACAACCTCGGGCTCGTAATCCCCAATCTCGGCGAGCATCGCGTTCAGCGTCGCCACATCGAACGGGCACTCGCCGGCCTCGTTCGCGTAGTCGCCGTAAACGCGCGCATCGAACAGCCCATCGCGCTTGTACTCGCGGAGCAACTTGGCGACTTCTTCGGGCGTCAACGCCTTGTTGTCGAACAACGACCAACGGCATTCCGCCCAATCCTGTGTAATGCGCTTCGTTGTGTTGCGGGGCGTGTCGCCGTACTCGTCACGGATCCACGCCCACTCGCGGCGGATTCTCGGAGTGAAGCCAAGCGGGCGGATGATGCGCCTACCAGCGTCCGCCGCCTTGCGGATCTCGCGCCACACCATCTCCGGCGGCGGCTCATCAGCCCATACAACATCAGCGCGGGCACCAACTCCCGACTGCGGATTCTTTGCGGTCATGAACGTGATTGACGACCACGTCGAGAGATCGTCATTGCCGTTGATCGGCATCACGCGAACTTCGCCAAGAATCCCCTGGCCTTTCCATGTGGACTTCGCCGGCCACTTCCCAAGCAGCCGCAGAAAATGCTTTTGCGTACTCAGCTTCTGCTGTTCGTGATCGGGCACGAGACACAGTGCAGTTACCGGCCCGCGCCATTGCGGGAGTCGCACACCGTCCAGTTCGTGGCGCTTCTGGAGGCAAGCAAGCACGTAGGCCGCGAGGTTGTACGTCTTGGCACCCTTGTTCGCAGCGCGGCACGCCAGTTCGTCAATAGGATCGTCGCCAACGAACATGCGCATGGCATCGCGCAGACGATCCACGGAGAACCGGAAGTAATCGAGCGGGCTCTCGGAAGGCAGCCGCAGCGCCGCCACGACTCCGGCGTAGGCGTAGGGCGCGGTGGTGTCGGTCACTTGCCTTTCTTGCTCGCCTTAGGCTTACGACGCTGCACGGCGTACGCGATCGCAACCGCCTGTTTCGGTGGCTTGCCCGCTGCGATCTCCGTCTCGATGTTGCGCTGACGCGCAGCCTTGCTCTTGGACTTGTCGAGTGGCATCTCAGCCTCCTGTTGCAATCGCGGGCGCGACGGTAATGGTAGGCGGTAGCGGGATTGTGACACCGACCGGCTTCCACAGATGGAGACAATTCGCATGGTGGCTGATGTGCTGAGCGCGCGGGATGCTGAACTGCAACACCAACTCGTCAGGCTCCCAGAATTGGTCACGCACCCACTCCATCTCCTTCCAAGTAGGGCAGCGTCGCTTGAGAGAAACGGAGACGTGCTCCCACACGGGATAAGCCAGCCCGCATTCATCCCAATCACGTCCGTCGCTGGCAACGATCACCATGCGATCGCCAAACGGCGCGATAATGAAGTCGCCCATCGGTCCATCGCCAGGTGTTTCGCGCAATGCAGGATTGAAGTAACGCGCCCGCTCCATCTGTGGCGAGAGGGTCTTTTTCATACCCGCGGCCGCGCTTTAGGAACCGGCCGCTCGTACCCCGGAGGCAACACGCCATTCGTCGGAGGTTCCGATTCAATCGGCGGCGCCGGCACTTCCGGCGTGAGCGGGCTCGACTGGCAATGGTGATCAAACGTTCCCGCGGGCGACACGCTGTAAATATGCGGACAACGCTGGCAGGCATAACGATGGCCGATAACGTGCTCCGTCACGATTGGCGGCACGTCGTTCGTGATCGACCACGAGACAATGTTGAGCACGGCCACGCTCTCGATCGCTTGGCAGTGTGGACAGCGGCCAGCGGGAGGCGGCGGCGCGACCACCGTCGTCACGGCCGGGGGCTCAACCCTTGCCGTTGGCTTCGATCTGCCGAACATCGCCGCCTCCCAACGCCGCGAGAATGCGCTCGCGCCGCGTACCGTCCATCGCCATCACCCACTTCAGGACCTCGATGCTGTCACGCTCGCCGTCATCGAGCGTGACAGCACGCCACGACTTGTCCCGCTCGATGATCTCCGTCACCTCGTTCGCCGGGATGCCCCACGCGTGCAGCGCCGCCAGGTTCACGTTGATCTCGACCTCGGCGCCGATAATCCGCATCGCTGCAGCCCAGAGATTCATCTCGTTACGCTTCTTCTTGCGCACGCCGTCAATGACGTTCTGGCACCAATCCACGGTGACGACGGACAGCCGCTCCTGCACCTCGTCGCGCGCCGCTGCTGCGAGGTTGCGGATCGGCGCAAGGCCACGCATCGGCTGCGGGCCAAGCCCGTTGCGCAGCGTGCCGCCCGTCTCGAAGCCGCGCGTTTCGCCGTGGCGATGCGCCTCGCGTGAGTCGGCGTCAGTCACGCCCAATCATCCTTGCCGCTGGCGTCGTGATCATCGCTCAACGCAGACGCGATCGCCTCGCCGTGCCTTGCCAACAGGTTGAACGCCGCAACCATTGCACGCGCAGTTGCCACTTCCCGTTTGTTCGTGCGGTGAGCAGCCAGCTCCCGCGCGTCGTTGTTCCAGACGACCGCAAACTCCACCAGCACGCAGGCATCATCGGGATCCGCGTGGTCATGTTCGATCGTGCATCCGCCCATGATGCCGATGGAGTTCTTTCGCGCCGACAATTCAGAGCCGGGCTTCAAGTCAACACCCCACGGCGGCAGCACGACTCCGGGGGCGTTCACTGCGGAAAGTGCGGCTGCGAAATCGTCTTTTACGCAGCTCATGGCACTCTCGGGAAGATTTCATCGTCGGGATTTCGCGAAGGGTACTTTTCGCGAGCTTCCTCCAATGACATCTCAATGACCGGAGTGGCCATCGGCGGCGGCTCGAACGGCCAGAACTCGCACTCACATTCTCCCGGCAACGTCGGCAGCTTCTCGCCGCACCGCGTACAAGAAGATTGCACGCCGTCGTGCGCGCAATGGAGATAATCCGCACCGCAGTAGCCGCAGGCATGGCATTCTCGCCAATAGTGCCAGCCATCATGCTTGCTCACCGTGCCCACCTTTCCCGCACCGCACCCCACGATTCACGCCGCGTCGGCGTCACTGCCGGCACAATCAGGAAGCCCTTGAACTGATAGGCACACGGGCACAGCTCCGGCTCGGACATGACGTCTCCCATGACGCACGCGTCGTACGAGTAGTCGCCGGGCTCGACGTGCAACACCGCGTGGAACGTGGAGTCTGTGACCGTGGCGTTCGACAGGTCGGTCGGGAAGCTCGGGTCAAGCTCGATGCTCACGGACCACCACGCGCTCCCGCCAAACGCGTAGTAGATCTGAGACGGTCGCAGATCCGGCGCGCGCGCCTTGAGGTTGGCGTCGAATGTGAGCGTGCCCGGCCCGGGCGTGACCGTCCAGTCCGTGATGATCGGCGTCGCGTTCGAAGTGTGGCACGGCGGATTAGCCGCAGCCGGGGAGGCGACGGCAAGTAACACGGCAAGCAGCGCAGCCCGGATCATGGCCGCCCCCAGCGCCGCTTCACATCACCCCAGCTTGCGGCACGCGCGGGCGTGGCACTCGGCACCGAGAACACGCCAAGCGTGTCTAGCGACGGGCAGAAATCGTTCTCGCCCGGCCAGAAGCCGTCAACGTCCGCGATGTACTCGTAATCGCCTGCAGGGTAGGCGACGTCCACGCGGAACGTGGAGTCGGTCACCGCGACGCCCGCGAGCGGCACGATGCTGTAGTATCCGGACGCCCCAACCAGGCGCGCACCCAGTGCGACTCCCCAGCGACCATCGTCGCCGCACGTCGCGCAATCGAACAGCCGCGCCCAGTCCTGATGCGTGGGCGAGTTCTGTAGCAGCGTCATGGAGAGGGTAAATCCGCCAGCGTGGCCTTCGATGTGCCAGTTGGCGACGTTGGGGCACGAACTCGAGACGTGATCACATTCCGCGTTCACGCCCGTGGCGAACGCGAGCGTCAGCAATCCTGCGAGTACTGCGATCCTGCGATACACCTGGTGCTCCTGCTGTGAGGCTTCCCTATCCATGGAAACCGAAGCCCACCGACGACGGAGTTTACTAGGACCGGCGCACGTCGGCGCACGCCGGCCCTGATGTAACGGGGGCGGGATTTGAACCCGCGATCTCCGGCTTATGAGGCCGGCGGGACACCTGGCTTCCCCACCCCGCTTCGCTACACTACGCTACGTCGGCTTCTTGGACGAGAACTTCTCCGCCACCGAGTCGGCCGACCCGATCAGCGTCACCGCCCCGAGCCACTTGGCGATGGTATCCGCGATCTCGGCCGGATGCGCGATGCCGTAAGCCACCGCACCCAACGTCACCGTCCAGAACCGTAGCGAGCCGAACAGGCCCTTTGCCTTCTGGCCCAGCGTGTCGTCGGCTTTGCCGGACACCCTACGCCTCCGGCACCTGAACGCCCGTGATCGCGAAGTGGCCGACCGCGGGGTCCGAGTACTTGATCTCGATGTCGCAGTCCGCCATACCCGCAGCCTTGACCGTGACGGTGGCGTCGCCCGCGTCGAGCGGCGTGTCGGCGTAGGTCGCGAACACGCTGTTGGGCAACCCGTCGGTGTCGATGAAGTCGACCAGCGGCGCACTCGAGCCGTCGCCCGGATCGACCCAGTTGGGATCCGGCACCTTGACGGTGCTGTCCGGGATCGCTTCGAGCGAAACCTGCGACTCGTCGCTCGAACTCCACGTGACGGAGGTGACGCGCGAGCCGTCGGCCTTGCGCGGATTCGACACGCTCAGCATGGCGCGCACGGTGGACGACGGGAGCTGCAGCAATGGCATGTGGTCGATCGGTGGCATGTGACTCTCCTCAGGTTTGAGTTCTACCGCTGTGACATGAATCGTCGTGTGGCCTATGCCACCGCCGCTCGACACGAAGTCGAGCAACGCCTTGAGCGCCCAGCCCATCTCCTGCACATTGGACGACAGCGTCGTCAGCCGGTCGATCGCCCAGCGTTGATCGTGCCGCAACTCGAACAGGTCGCGCGCAATCTTGTTGAGCGTGTCTTGTTTGCTGGCGTGCTCTTCGCTCATTGGTTCAACCAGCTTGCGTATGGCAGTCGCGGATCCCAATCAGGCCCGAACTGCGGCACGCGCGATTCGTCCGCCGTGACCGTCAGATCGGTCTGGTCGACATCGACCACATACGCCTTGACGTCGTACTTGTCGGGATAAGCGGGGTTCGCGTTCAACTGCCAGTTGGATGCGAACATGACCTTCCTGCCATCAGGAGACGGAACGCCATGCGCCTCGCACACGAAGCCGACGCTGTCGTCGCTGCGCGTCGTCGCAATTCTGGATATGAACGCATCACTACTGTCCAACTGCCAAAACACCAACTCATCCGACAACTTATTCGATGCGTTGACGTAGTGCGTTACCAAAGCGTGTAACGGATCCTTATAGCACCTGCAGCTCGTGTGGCGAGGCTCGTTGAGATGTGCACCGGACAGACCCGTCGTGCCGAGCGAGTCGTGATGGTGCGTACCCTTTTCCAGCCCCTGCGTAATCATCGGCCCCAGCGCCGCAAAGTCGGCGCTACTGCAATGATTCGAGTATGACGGGTCCTTGCACTTGCCAACATAAACGTCCGTCTCGCCCGTCAACACCTCGGGCGATGGATCGGTCGTCATGTCTGCGTGACCCATCGTCGCGAGCCAGCCGTGTACGTCGAGCGCGTTCGAGAACAGCGGATTATCACCCGCGTCGTACAGACTCTGCGACGCCACCAGCGTCGAGGCATTGACCTTCCAGCATCGCGCGTATTCCGGGTTGCTCGTGCTCGAGAACTTCACGACAACGTACTTCCCGGAGGGAGAGATCGACGCCCAGTCGATGTCGCCGTAGTCGCCAGTCGCCGCGAGCGCCGCCGTCATCGGGACCTGGTTCATCGGCCCCACGACCTTGGCGTCGAGATCCACAACACAGAACTCGTCGACAATGCCCTGTTGCGCCGGCTTCCACCAATGCGAACACAACACGAGATAGCGGCCGTCGAACGAGAGATTGCCCTCGCCCAGCATCCCGAACGACTCGCTGCCACGCGGCACCGCGGCCGACGACAACGAATTGTCGTTGCACGCGTGCGGAATATGCACCTGCCACACGATCGTCTGCGACAGCAGTTCCACAACGGTGAGAAGTTGCGAGGCGCTGTTCCACATCACGCACTGCGTCGGGTGCGTCGGACGCCACCGGAACTCCCCGTTGGCACCGCCGATACAGCGTGACAGGATGTCGAGGTTGTGCGTCGTGTTCTTGTTGCCGAACAGCGGCGTGTAGGTGCTGCCGTCCAGGATGATCAGATCAGGCGAGTTGTCGGGGACCTTGGTGCCGTCGGCAGCCTTGCGCTGAATCAGGTACAGCAACGAACTGTCATCGTTCCACGGCTGGTCCTTGCTGTAGTGATGCCGCGAACACTTGGCCCACGTGCCGCCGAGGTAGGGAATCGTCGTTCCAGTGTCACCCGTGACACGCGTGATCTTGGTGCCGAAGCCAGTCAGGCGCAGTTCGGATAGATACTCCGGGCGCGGCGCCGCAGCCACCGTAACCGTAGCCATCGGATCGCTAATAACCTGCGGGCCCGAAATAAGCGAGACGCCGGAAACGATGGGTTCAACGCGAACCGGCGGCGGCGTTGTGTCAGTCATTCGGCTATCTCCTCGTGGCTCGGAGCCGTGCGGGATTGTACATCACGACCACTTCGCCGTGTTGAGCAGACGTGCGACTTCCGGCAGCGGCACGATCCGCCCGGTGGCGTGATCGAACACCGCGCCCGGCGGCTGATAGGTGAACGCCGGGTCGACGTAGAACCGATCCTGCGTACTCGGCGGCGGCGTCACGCTGTCCAGCACGTACACGTGCGCCTTGATGTCGTTAGGATCTCCCAAAATCCCCGGCGTCGCCCACTGGTTGTTCGATGCGAACATCACCGCCTTGCCGTCGCGCCGCATCACACCATGCGCCTCGGCGCGGTAGATGCCCGCCTCGTTGGTGCGCGTCACACCGAACCGCACGCACTCGCGCGAGCCGTCCAGCTTCCACGCGACGAGTTCCATGCAGAATTGCCCGCCGCCCTCCTGCGGGCCGGCGTAGGTGGTCAGCACCCAGCCACGCGGGCCGCGGCAGGAGCAATGCTGATCACCCGACTCCTTGCCGATCGCCCCGAGCTGGTTGGTGCCCATGCTGACATGCGTGAACGCGCCGGTCGCGATGTCGATCGAGATGATGCGCCCGTCCTTGTTCGTGAACGTGCCGGAGCCGTAGTACGCACGCGCGCCGCCCACGTACACCTCACGCCCCGCGGGCGAGACACCGACGTCGGCGTGGCTCATCGCGAGAGAGAACGCGCGCGGCATCACAAGCGCCAGGTCGGCACCGCCGTAACTGCACACCATGCCCTTGTCGCTGTCGCCACCGAACACGACGTAACCGCCGGCGGACGTGGATAGCGGACTCATCGTCAGGTTGTTGAGCGTCCACGCCGGATCACCGGGATAGACGATCTTCGTCAGCGGTCCTACGCGACTGTTCGCGATGTCGACCACGAGCGCATTGCTCGCCGTGTCGCCCAGCGCGAGCATGTTGCCGTCCTCGCTAAGCGCACCTTCGCCCATCGGGCTGATCGTCGTGTTGCCGATGTGCACGCGGTGAATCTCGACGTTCGTGATCGGATTGAACACGACCACATCGCCCACCGACTTGATCCAGCCGACCATGACGTTGGGCTGGAGCGGATGCCAGCGCGTCTCGTAGCACTGACCGAAGATGCCAATGTCGCCCATGATCGGATGCCACGTCCTTCCGTCGACGATGAAGTCGCCCGGCTTGCCGCCGCGCTGCTCGAGCTTCACGAGCGTGCCATCGGCGTTCCACGGCTGATCTTTAGAGTAGTGATGCCGCGCGTCGATATTCCACGTCGGGATAAACGGAGCCGTCGCGCTGCCCGTATCGCCGCAGATGCGCACGAGCGTCGAACCGAAGCCGGGTTCGAGATACGGCGTCAGGTATGGACGCCGCGCGATCGTGGCCGGCGTGATTACCGTGCGGGGATCGGTCAAGACCGTCATTCTGCCTCCCTGTGGTCGATTTTGGCAGGCCCGAGGGCCGCCCGTGTCCGTTTTCCCACACCGCCGCCCGTTCGGGGCTGTACGGACACGCTAGGCCCCTTCCTGAGCCAGCGGCGCATCCGCCTCACGCCAGTCCGGCAGCTCGCTGCGCACGATCCGCACGTGACGCGCCGCCTCAAGCATGAGCTTGAACCCGCCACGAGCGGTCGCAGCGAGCGTGACCGTGATGCGCTCGCCGCCGGCAAATATCTCCACCGACTCCCCGAACTTGCGCGTTAGCACCAGCCTGCCCCTATCCCCCTTGCCCCCGTGCGCTACCATGCGGATTCCTGCGGTTGGACGGCCACGAATCCCGGCTCGGCCTCAGGCGGCAGCGGTGGCGGATCGCGCAGATCAAGCCAGCTCGCGGCGTGATTCTGCGAGCCGATCTCGAACACGATTTCGGGCCCGAGCGAACTCCGCTCCAGCGCGAATTTCTCGCCGTGCTGGGCGAGCCGATCGGCCACCGCGGCGGGGGTGAGATGCGACTCCAAAACCTCCGCAATCACCCCCAGACGGAAAGCGGCGTAGCTCGGCGTGGAGCGTTCCTCGACGACAGTGGGCGGCGGGATTTCACCGCGCTCGACCCGGTAGGCGTCGAGGTTCCGGCGCTCGGATTCCGTGAGCGGCGATCCATCGGCGTGGCGCATCCACGTCACGGCCGGCGGCTTTTCGCTGCGGGGGTAGCGCCGCGGATTCTTGGCCAGCCAAGCGGCGCACAGCGCCAGCGGATTGTGCACCAGATGGGTCTGCGCCCACCGCTCAACGTCTGCGGCACAACGCCTTACGTCGAGCTTCGGATGCTTGCCTTCGAGTTCGATCAGGTCCGATTCAGCGAAGATCACGACACGGCCCTCCTGGCCCTGGCGAGTTCGTATTCGAGCGCATGGCGAGCGCGCTCGGCGGCGGATACCGGCACGGCCGGGCCGTTGCCGTTGGGGGTCGTTCCTGCTGCGACTCCCTCCCTCCCGCCGGGGTGGTCCGGGGCGGTGGGGGCGTCCTGGCACTGCGCCGGTGCCTCGCCCGCGCGCGTGGCTGGAGTTAGCTCGGGAGTGGAGGGAGGGAGGGGTGTAGATTCTTGTACCTGTGAGTAGTTGGCTTCGCGTTGGTGCCTTCGTTGGACGTTCGTTCCAACGATCGTTGGTACGATTGCTCCAACGTTCGTTCCAACGTTCGTTGACTCGGCGAGGGTGCGAATCTTCCTGCGAGCGTCGGCTGAACGTCGCCCGGATTCGCCTGCCTTACGTGACCGCTCGTGGGCACGATCGGCTTCGGCCAGGAGGCGACGGTTGACGATGCGATCGCCAACGCGCTTCCAGAATCGATCGATAACCTCGGCGCCACCCTTGGGCAGGCGGGCGATTCCTAGGACGCGGCATAGCTTCACGGTGTCAGCCGGAAGCGACGCCCCGTCGTCCGAGCTGGACCACGCGCGCCGCAGCATCCGTGAGTACAGCCCGTCCTGCTCAAGTGTGAGTTCGGCTGTGGCGTTGTCGTAGTCGGCCACGTGTAGCGGGAACCACGGCGGGCGGCTCACAGCAGCACCTCCTGCGCGAGCCGGCGTGCGGCGATCTCGCAGTAGCGTTCCTCGATCTCGATCCCGATGGCGCGACGGCCGAGGTTCTTGGCCGCGACCAACGTGGTGCCGGAGCCCATGAAGGGATCAAGGACCTCGGCCGCGGTCGTCGTGGCGATAGCACGTGCAGCAAGCTCGTACGGGAATGGCGCGGGGTGGTCGATCTGCGACTCCTGAGTAATGCGCCACACGTCTCCGAGCCCCGAGGCCGACTTGTCTCTGAGTCGAAACCGCTCCTTCGCGAAGATCAGCACCCACTCGTAGGTCGGGACGTAATGCGTTGGCGCGTAGTTCATGCCGCCAGCGCGCGCCCACGTGACGATCTGACGCAGAGGCAGGCCAGGATTCAGACACAGCGGCAACCACGCCTCTCCAGCCTGAACGCGAGGCTTGTGGTTGTAGAAGATCGCCCCGACGTCCGATAGCTGGGCCCAGAGTCGCGCGAGAACGCCGCGCTGCCACGCCTCGTAGTCGGACTGAGGCATCGCGTCCGAATGGACTCCGTAGCCGTTCGCGAGCGAGCCACCGGACCACTTGCCCCACGACTTGCCGGCACCGCCGCGGTCCGCCAGAGCGGCGCCGCGGGCGTAGTGCCCGATGGAAGGGAACCCCCCGCCAGTGGTGGTGCCGAGGTTGTAAGGCGGGGACGTGAACACAAGATCGGCCTTCGGCAACGCGTCGCCGAGGACCTCGGAGCAGTCCCCGTGGTAGATCGTGACCGCGTCGTCCTGGTAGTAGGGCTTCATCGCCGCCACCTGACGCACAGGACGCCTACCGCGACGACGATGGCTGCGAGCCACGCCCAGGCGGGCAGGCTGTCGAGCCAGACAAAGGCTTGGGCGAGTCCATCCATGAACACCCTCCGCTGATGGCGACCGGCCGCCGCCGGGGATAGCACGTTCTGCCTTCCTCGGTAAAGGCCACGCGCCATAGCCCCGGCTGCGGGTTCAGGCGCCGCTACCGCCCGGGCGCCCCGACACACCTTCGCGTAAGGTGGCACCTGGATAGGTAGCGGCTATTCGGTTGTGGAGGTGGGTCGGAGTGCCCACATCCTTGTGCGTCTCGACCACCCTAGGCGCGAGGTGGGGGCGTGTCAAGGGAGAATCGTAGCCGGAGCGCCCCCGAATGTGCTAGGCTCCCCGACATGCGAAATTCCCAAAGAATGCGCAAGAAACTGCGGGAGGCCCGCGAGCGCCGGAAGTGGTCGTTGCGCGATATGGGCGAGCTGACGGGTATCCACTGGACAACTATTGGCCGGTGGGAGCGTGGGGTCCGGACACCAACCTTGGCCCAGCTTATGCCTGTGGCCGCGGCCTTCCGGGTGTTGCCGTCGACCGTGGTTCGCTGGGTGACCGAATAATTCCTGTTGACAGGCTGGCTACACGCGCCGATACTGTCTCTGTCGCGGCAATCACGCCGCGAACCGGCCACTCACGCGGGAGACAGGGATGAGCAAAGAGAACGGGATCAACGAGCAGGCGTATCGGCTGCTGCTGCCATCCAAGGAAGTCGAGGAGCGCGACAACCACGCGTGGCTCGCCCGCTACAAGGCGCAGCAGGCCACGCAGCGCGTGCAGAGTGAGCTGGATTGGGAGTCCGCACTTGCCAAGCTGGAATGCGCGGTCGAGTACGCGGAGCGCATCTCCTGCCTGCCGGCCGGGCCGACGCGCGACATGCTGATCGACGCGGCGCTGAGCACCGTAACCAATCGCCGCACGGCGCTGCGGAACGCCACGCGCGATTACGCGAAGTGGCATGGAGGTGTGGCGTGATTGCACGCATGCGCCTCGTGTTGGTCGACTCGCGGCTATACCTCGCGCAGAAGAAGTTAGAGAAGGCGATCCGCAATCTGGAGGCCGCGCAGTTTGACGCAGAGTACGCCGAACGCGAGGTGAAAAGGCTCACACACGAGCGCGAGACTTACACGGAGGCAAAGTCATGATCCCCATCACCATCTATCACCTCGCCTCCGGCAAGTACCTCGACCACATCCCGAGCGAGCCGCGCATGCGCTACGCCTGCCCCGACTGCGGCGGCGTGTGCCGGTATCCGCTGGATGCTGCCCACGTAGTCTGCGCGTCGTGCGGCGAAAAGTGGGCGCCCACGGCTGGACCGGGCGAGCCGATCCGCCTCGTGCGCTACGAGCCCTGTCCCGACTGCGGCGAGCCCGCGCACGGAGGTGCGCTGTGCGCCGCGTGCTCTGCCGATCAGGCCGCGATGGCGCGCGCGCACGGGGAGGTGGGGCTGTGAGCGCGATCCCGAAGGACGAATGGCGCTGGTTTGGGTCGGCCGGACACCTGATCGTCGGCAGCGATTGCAGGTTCCATCTCGCTACGCTCGTCGGCGATGTGCTCGTGTCTACGGTCGGCGACTATCACCCGCCACACGATCACGACGGCAAGCCTCACACGATCGGCTTGGAGCGCCTCTACGAGACGATGGTGTTCAAGGCCGGCAAGCCATGCACGGAGCCAGAATGCCTGTGTGGCATGCCGGAGATTGCTGGCTGCGAGATGGACTTCGCAGGCTACAACACGCGCGGACACGCCCAGCGTGGGCATCTCGATATGTGCGAGAAGTGGGCTAAGAAGGTCGGCCGGCGTTTTGCGCGGAGAAAGCCATGACCCGCGCGCGCCTGCTGCACCTGCTCGACTGGCTGCTGTTTGTGGGGGTGATCCTCGCGATCGCGTGGAGGTGGGACTGATGGGCACGCTCCCCGTTGGCCTGCACAAGCACGTGCCGATGGACCGCTATCTCTCCATGGCGGCAATCGGCTCGACGGAGTTGGGATGGCTCGCCACTTCCCCGCTCTATTTCCGCTACATGATGGACTCGCGCACGCGTCCCGACTCGGACGCGATGGCGCTCGGCACCGCGGTGCACATGGCAGTGCTCGAGCCCGACCTGTTCGAGGCGACCTACTGCGACGAGCCGTGCGTGGACGGGATCGACTCCTCCCGGCCGCGCGCGACCAAGGCGTACCGCGAAGCCGTGGCCGAGATGGAAACGTCCGGGCGCATCGTGCTCAAGGGCGACACGGCGTTCCAAGTGCGGGCGATGGCGGCGGCGGTGCGCGGGAATCCGCACGCGGCCAAGCTGCTCGACAAGGCACCCGAGCGCGAGTTGACGATCCGGTGGGACCGCGATGGACGTGCCTGCCGCGGGCGTGCGGACATGTTGGGCGAGGGCGTGCTGGCCGACCTCAAGACGACGCGCTCGCTCAAGAACTTCTCACCCTTCGCCATCACGCGGCTCGGCTACTACCGGCAGCTCGCGATGTACCGCGCGGGGCTGCGCCAGCTCGGGCGCACGGTCAACCACGTGCTGATCGTGGCGGTGGAGAACGTCGAGCCGTTCGACGTTGCCTGCTACGCGATGGACGAGGCCGCGCTGATCGCTGGTGACATGGAATGCGAGCGACTTTTCGCGCTCTTGGACGAGTGCGAGTCGTCCGGGAAGTGGCCCGGAGCCTTCCCCGACATCGTCAAGGGAACGATCACCGACGCGCTTGCGGCCGAGATGGCCGAAGCGGATCAGGAGGTTGCGTAGATGGGACGACAGGAAGCGCAGCGGGCGACGCCGAAGGGTGTCGAATACGACGGTCCGAGCGGGATCGCGCGCGAGTCCACGTGGCTGACGAACGAGGACTTGGTCGAGGGCAAAGATGCCAACGTGCAGATCGAAGCGGTGCTCAAATTCGGCAACCTGGAATTCGAGGGCGGCCGCGCCAAGAAGAACGCGCTCGGACTCAAGTTCAATGGCAAGGAGCGGCTGCTGCTGCTGAACGCGACGAATCGCAAGGTGATGAACGCGATGTTCGGCAGTCTCACCAAGGCGTGGAAGGGTCAGGTCATCACCCTGTTCGTGACCGAGACCAACGCCTTCGGCGAGATGGTCAAGTGCGTTCGCATCCGCAAGCAGGGCGCACGCTCCGCGACGCTGGCCGAACAGTTCCTGCACGACGACGAGGGCATCGCGACGGAGCCAAGCGGACTCGGAGTCACCGAGGCTAGCGAGGACGATGGCGACGGTGAGACGCGCGAGGCGGCGCAGCCGTGAAGCCGGCCATCTACTTCGACCTCGAAACGGGCGGCGTGATGCCGACCCATCCCAACATCCAGCTCGCCGCCGTCGCCGTGGACGAGGATACGTGGCACGAAATCTCGTCGATCGAGATGAAGATCATGTTTGACGAGCGGCGCGCCGACCCTGACGCGCTCGCGATGAATCACTACACCGCCGAGGCGTGGAAGGACGCCGCCGTGCCGTGGGAGGCGTGTAAGCGGTTCGCCGCGTTCCTAGACCGCTTCAAGTCGCTGGAGATGGTGAGCAAGCGCACCGGCAATCCATACACCGTTGCCAAACTCGTCGGCCACAACGCGGCGTCGTTCGACGGCCCGCGCCTGTTCACGATGTTCCGCGAATGCGACGTGTTCCTGCCGGCCGATCCGCGTGTTCGCTGCACGTGTCAGCGCGCGATGTGGTACTTCGACGAAACCGGAGCCGTGCCGCCGAAAGACCTCAAGCTCGCGACGCTCTGCGAGTATTTCGGCGTGCCGGTCGTGGAGTCGCATGAGGCTCTCGCGGACGTGCGGCTCACGGTTCAGCTCGCGCGGGCGATGCGCGAGAAGTTCAGGGTCGCCGCGTGAGCTACCCGCTCGTCTGCAAGCGGCGCGGCCACACGCACAAGGACTGGATGCGGTCCTTTGCATGCGACTTCGATACGCTGGGCGAGCGCGACGAGCAGGGTTATCTGATACGCACGGAGTACGAGAAGGATCCGGAGCCGCCCGCGCCACAGCCCGGTGCGGCTCTGGACCTGTTCGGAGGAGTTGAGTGATGTGTCAGAGCGTCGCATGTACGGGCGTGAACCTGGACGGGGACGCGCCCGGCCGCTCAGATCGAACGGAGGTCCGTAATGACTGTGAAGAAGAAGGAATTGCCTAAGCGCCTGCTGATTCGTTGGAACGAGGACAGCGGCGACGCATTCTTGGAAGTGGCGCAGAGCGTTGACGACTTTGACCTTTCCCCCGGAGACTCCGTGATCATCGGCACGTACATTCTGCACGGTAAGGCTGCGGGGCGTTGCACGATTCAGTTCGAGTAGTAGTCCCGGCCGTCGCCCCGAAATAGGAGGTTGCAGATGAGCGGAATGCGTGACGAAAAGCACGTCAGCCTAGACATCGAGGCGTGCGGCGAAATCGTCTTGAGTATCGGGGCGTGCGAGTTCGATCCGCACACCGGGGCGGCGCTGAATCGTTTTTACTGCGTGCCGTCCATCGCGGACCAGCTTGCGAAGGGGCTGAAACCCGACGCGGGCGCGCTGGTGTGGTTTCTCAAGCAGTCGCCCGAGGCGCGGCTAGCGGTCGCAGATGTACAGGCACCGGCCGAGGTCGAGTTATCGCAGTTCTGTGCGTGGTATGCGCGTCGCGACGACGCATGGTGTTGGGCGTATCCGACGAGCTTCGATCTGCCGGTGATCGAGCGTGCGTGTCGGGCGTTCGGCATCCGTCCGCCGTGGAAGTGGACCAAGACGATGGACGGCCGGACGCTGTGGCGACTGGCGTGCGAGCGCAACCCTGACGCAGAGAAGATCGAGAAGTCCGCGAACGCGGCACCGCACCATGCGCTTGAGGATGCCGTGGAGCAGGCCAAGTGGTACGCGGCCTATATGGGATGCGTGCTGCCATGACCCCCGAGCACGACGAGCAGTGCGAGTTTCAGTTATACCCCGGAGCCGCGTCCTGCATGTGCGAGGCTCGCGCGTGCCATCCGGTCCCGCGTCCGCTGGCCTCACAACGCGCCGCCGCCGCACGCGACGCGGAGCAGCGCAAGGCGGAGTTCTGCGCGGCGCTGGATGAGTACGCGAGTCTCATGCGTGCCGTGGAGTCGTACTGGCGTACGCCGCCAGAAACCAGAGCCGGCTTCAATACACCGGAGCGTGCAAACGCCGCCCGCGAGCGGGTGATCGCGCTGTGGGAGTCGCGGTCATGAGCGAGCGTGACCGGGTCGCGCGGATGCTGGCCGACTCGTTCTACGGCGAGACGGTCGACGACTATCGCCGCATGGCCAACGCCGTGCTCGCGTACTGCGCGGAACGCGAGGCTGCCGCCGTGAAGGCCGAGCGCGAGGCGTGCGCGGCGATTGCGGACAATCACGCCGAGGATGACGATTGCGAGGGAGGCGTGACCTGCTGGCGGCGTATCGCTGCCGCGATCCGGGCGCGCAAGAAGGAGAACGCAACGTGAGCGAGCAGCGATGCAAGTGCGGCGAGCATAGACTCGCGCCCGGCTATGCCGTCAACGACGGCGAGCGGTTCCACACTCACTACGTCTGCGAGAACCTGCTCGTGATTGTCGACAAGCTGTGCGAGGCGGAAGCGGCGTGTGAGCGCAACGCGGCTCTGTTCCGGCAGGCTCAGGAGTCGCGCCTCGAACTAGATCGCATGTTCCAAGCGGAGTTCCCCGAATGGGAAACGGTTATACCGCCAGAGGGCGTACCGCTGCGGCTGCATCTGCTGCGCGCACTCAAAGCCCGCGCCGAGCAGGCCGAGGCGGCGCTGCGGGCGGCAGAGCAGCGCGGCGCGGAGCGGATGCGCGAGGCGTGCATCGGTGCTTGCGAGCGCACCGCAGAGCGCGGCCCATCCATGCAATCGCCCGATGGACGCATCTACTTCGGCGCAGGATGCGGAGCAAGCATCGCCGCCATCCGCGCGCTGCCAGGGACGGAGTGATCACCGTCCGCGAGTTGATCGTGGCGCTTGGGGGGATGCCGCAGGATCTTCCGGTCGCGATGGAGGGCTGCGACTGCGCCGACTGGTGTCGCTACGTGCGCGTGCTAGACCTTGCAGACGGGAGACAGATCGTAGCTCTGCTGCGAGGCAGCGACGGTCGCGAGATGCGGGACTACGCGAGGTATCTGCCATGAGCGCGCTACTGACGTTCCTCGCCGGCCTCTGCTGCGGCTTCTTCCTGCGCGAAGCCGTGCGCGCGTGGAAGGCGTACCGCACAGCAAGGGGTAGGGCGTGACCAACGCCCGAGTCGCGAGCCCGACCCTGATGTCGCTGGAAGTGCTACGCGAGCGCGGCTACGTCGCGGACAAGGATTGCGTGGTCGAGCGTCGCATCCCGTGCGGAAAGTTCTCGATCACGCGCGACTACATCAACGTCGTGGACTTGGTCGTATTTCACCCGCAGCACGGCATCCTGGCGATCCAGGCGTCCACGGGTGCTAACCACGCGGCTCGGCTCGAGAAAGTGCTGGCCGAGCCGCGGGCGCGCGTGTGGCTGGAAGCCGGCGGTCGGCTCGCAGTGTGGACGTGGTCCAAGACCGGCGCCGCCGGCACGCGCAAGCTGTGGCAACTCAGGGAACAAGAACTAACCCTAGAGGATTTCGACAATGCTGCATCTTCTGCCGACGAACGTCGCGAACAAAATCCGCCAGACAAATAGCAGCACATGCTGGCAATGGATCGGCGCCATAACAAGTACCGGGTATGGGCATTTGCGGCACGAGAAGAAATATCGCCAAGCCCACCGGGTGGTCTACGAACTGCTGCACGGCCCGATTCCGTACGGCTTAACGCTCGACCATTTATGCAGGAACCGGACGTGCGTAAACCCTGAACACTTGGAGGCCGTGACAATGCGAGTCAACATCCTTCGTGGGACATCGCCGTGCGCAAACAACGCACGGATTATTGTGTGCGCTCACGGTCACGAATACGATGCACTGAACACGTACACGGATAAACTCGGGAAAAGACACTGCCGTGCATGCCACCGCGAAAGGGAGTACCGCAGGTACCAAGCTAGGCGAAAATAATAGATGCGCTGCGCGAGCAGGAACTCACGCTCGCGGACTTTGCCGTCTAGGTGTGAGCGTGGCTGATAAGGCCCACCATCCAATTAAGAACCAGTCCCAGAATTATCGCGAGCAACGCGCCAAAGAAAAGCGCAACGAGATATTTCAGCCACTTGTTTGATATCGCAACCTCAGCAAGCACGACCATCGCCGCGAAGCATCCCACAAAAGCAGCGACCACGTTCTGAAACATCGCTCACCTCCGCTTCTGTTCGAGACGTTCGATCCTGCGATCGAAGCCGTTGTGGATCGTGTCGGCCTGCCGCTCCATCGCGTCGATCTCTGACTTCGTATAGTACGCGCTCAGGGCGTTCTCCAGGTGGTCGATCTTGCCGATCACCGAGAAGTAACTGGCAGCGATCGAGATGAGCGACGCGATGCCCCACGCGAGCTGCTGCCAGCTCAGCGATATGCGATCCGACCTGTCCGTCACTCCTCCCCCCGCAATCACTTTTAGTGCTGACGGAACGCTGCAATGATGCCCAGTGCTGCAAGTACCAGCCCCACCACCCCCACAGCGTACCCCCATCCTTCACGGCTACCCTCGCGGCGTGGGGCGATTGCGGTCACCGTCACGCTTAGCGACTCGATCTTCTCGGCCAGGTTTTTGAACAGGGCCTCAGCTTCAGTCCGCGGCATGAGACTGCGTTGCTGATCGGCCAGTGTGTTGCGGAACTCGTTGACGCTCTCGAAACGCTTTTCAGACGCCATCTCAGCCTTGACCACCGCTTTCTCGGCACTCGCCATTGCGGTGGTAACGGCGCTCTCCTGTGACGCGAAGCGCACGGTGCACAGATCCTCCAGCGCCTTGATGCGCGCTTCGAGCCGTGCGACGGCAACGGTATTGTGGTCTTCGTCCGACATCACGGCGCAAGGCCCGTCACGATCATGCCGCGCAGCCGCGTGGCGCGCGCGCCCACCTGCTTCGCCCACCTGCTGCGTATCATCTCAGCGCCCGCCCGCTCCCATTCCTGAGCGTTCAGCGCCGACAAGAACCGCTTGAACCGCGTGAGCCGATTGCCGAGGTTGAACGCCATGTTCACGAGCGCCCGGTGCCGCACGGGATCGAGTGCGACCACCGCGGCGCGCGCGACGACTTTCTCGGCCGCGGCGACGTCGGCCTCGAGCCACGCATCCGCCTGCTCCAGCGTACACGTAGGCGGCACTGGCAGATCTCCGAGCAGATGTCCAACGCCAATGCTCCAGTACCCGAGCGAGTCCTGATACGCGACGAAGCGCAGCCCCTCGTCACGTATCAGCTCCTCGCGCAAGACGGGATCCACGTCAGTCCTTCGGTTCTTTCTTGGCCCATGCGGCGATCGACGCATTCACGTCGTTCAACTGTTGCTGGAGGTCGCGGATCGCGGCTTGGTGCGCCTCTATGCGCGCAATCAGGTCGTACGCCTTGGCCTTGAGGTCGCGCAGCGCATGACCACTGGCCACCGATTGTATCCCGCCAGGCTTAGCCACCGAGCACCCCGCCGCCCTGCTGCTGGCTGTCGGTGAAGTCGAACATGGCATTCGCCGTCATGCTCTGGAACGTCCACATGAACCGGCCGCCCGTGGACGTGAACTGCTCGGACCACTGACTCAGCGTCGAGAACACCGATAACAGCGGCGAGATGTCGTTGAACGTAGCGATCTCGTCGTCGATCCCGAGGTCGTTCTTGACGCTGATCGAGATGTTGAAAATGGTCTCGTCCGTGAGTTGGGGATTCACCTGAATTTTGACCTGACGCTGTGCCATGCGACCCTCCTTTATCCGATGAACGTGGCGCGAGCGTGCAGCGCGTAGCGCCCAGTAGTGTACGTCATGCCCGTCGCAGCAATCGTGATATGTCCGCTGGCGACGTGAATCATGCGCGAGAACGAAACGCGCCCCGTTCCGGTCGACAGAAGTTGTAGCGTGGTATCGGTGGTTGCGCCGATGTCGTCGGTCCAGCCAAACGTTACGATCTGCGTGCCGGTCCCGGCCGTGGTGACTTCGAGGTAACCGGAGATACGCCACATTCCCACCGTGGGCGACGTTACAAGTTGGGCGCTCGTGAAGTCTGCGCTCTGCGCCGTCACGTCTACCTTGCCGGGAGCGCGGGCGGTAGCGTTGCCGCCTGAGGTCACCGCCTGGTTGCCGGTGAGCGACATTTGCCCGGCCTCGTCCGGCCATTTCATGTTGCGCTGGCCGGTGAGCGCCCCTAGGTCCGGCATCATGAACTGAGACGTGCTGTTGCCGTTCTGGAACTTGATGCCGCTGGCGGTACTGGTACCGCAGCGGATGCCGCCGGTAGGTACCAGCGTTTTGTTCTGCAGGTTATCGGTGCTCGCCGTCAGCACTAAGTTGCCGGTCGAGTCGGGGAACACAATATGCCGGTTGGCAGTGAGTCCCGCCGTGGCCAGTCCCAGCGTCATCGTAAAGCCCGTGCTCGTGCTCGATGCCGTATCTGGTATGTCCAGAAAGTCGTTGTTGGACGACACACTGTTGAGCCGGCTCTGCAGTTTCACGAGCGTGCTATCGTCGGCCGTGCTATTGATGGTCCACGGCCCTGTGACCGCCTGCGTCGCGTCAATCAAGGCGATCGTTCCGGCGGCGTTGGGGAGCAACCAGTTGCGGTTCGCGGTTAACGCAACGAATCCCATCGTCCCGACATGCGCACCAATGTTTGCGGGCGCGACAGTCCACAGACCGCCGACGGTGTTATAGGCCGTGTAATCGCCGTTGTAACCAAAGACGTGGCCGGGGCCACCGCCGAGCGCCGATCCGTCGCGCCACGCTTCGAGTAGATTTTGCGTGGTGCCAGTGTTTCCCAAGATCGTCACGGGCACAGTCGTGCTGTTCGTCGATTGGAAAAAGGCGCCGGACCCGCTTATCTGTGTCAGCTCACCCGTAAACGTGGCTCCGCCACTAAAGGTCTGGGTCGTTTCTAGACCGGCAATCGTGTAACTGGCGTTCTGCGGAGTGAGCGTGCGCGTGGTGCCGGTCGTAAAGCCATCCACCTCGAACGCGAGCAGCTTGGTCGCATCGCTACTGCCAGCGATACGGAAGGTCGCATCGCTCATGCTGAACGACGAGAACGCCGCCGCCGTGAGTTGGCCGCCGCCCGCCGCATTCGTGTGATTGTGTGTGGCATTGGTGAAGCTCGCGATGGTCGGGGTCACGATCGTCGGTGACGACCCGAACACGAGTGCGCCGCTCCCAGTCTCATCCGTGATCGCGGCCGCGAGGTTCGCGGATGACGGAGTTGCGAGGAAGGTGGCGACGCCAGTGCCGATCCCCGACACGCCAGTAGAGATCGGAAGTCCCGTGCAATTGGTCAGCGTGCCCGAGGTCGGCGTGCCAAGCAGCGGCGTTACGAGCGTGGGCGACGTGGCAAACACGTTGGCGCCCGTCCCGGTTTCATCCGTGAGCGCCGCAGCAAGATTCGCGGACGTGAACGTCGCGAGCAGTGTCGCCACGCCAGAGGCGAATCCCGAGATACCCGTAGACACCGGCAGGCCAGTGCAATTCGTGAGCACACCGCTCGCGGGCGTGCCGAGCGCCGGGGTAACGAGCGTCGGACTCGTGGCGAACACCAAGGCACCGGAGCCCGTCTCATCCGTTATCGCCGCCTTGAGGTTGGCAGACGTGTCCGATATGCCATAGCCGGCGAACGTGGTCGGGATGCTCGCGAGCTGGGCGAACGTGTAGTCGTTGGCTGCAGCCACAACCGCGCCGGTGCGCCCGAACACGCTCGTGACCGGCGGGACCACGGTTCCGGGCGGTACGGCCCATGTCCCATCCGCGCGCATGAAGTTCGCCGTCCCGCCGCCCGACGCCGGCACGAGACCCTTGAGCGAACTCGAGAACAGGTCCACGCCCGCCGTCAGCGCCGCCGAGTTCGCGAGCGTGAGCAGGCTGCGCCCGTAGGCGGTGGTCGTGAGCGCGGCAATTGCCGTCAGGTCCGCGTCGAGCGGCTGATAGGTCACCGCGGCGGCCGCGACCGTCAGGTAGGTGGCGCTCAGGTCCGGAATGTCGGTCGTGGCGTTCAGCCGCAGCTTTCCGCCATCGTTCGGGCCCGTGTGACCGTGGATCTTGATGTCGTCCCGCGGCCGCGGCGTGGTAAACGGGCTCAATACGGCCCCTGCGGCGCCAGCCCACGCTCGAGGATGTCGGCCTCGCGGTTGCGACCCCGACGCCGTAGCAACTGGATGTACTTGGCCGTCACGGTCTGATGCGCGTCGTCGATCTGCTGCGGGAGCGACGGGATGCTCAGGAGCAGCCCCAGCGTGCCCAGCGCGTCGACCGCGCCGCCCGCCATGCCCTCGCCCGCCACGCCTCCGAACGCCTTCCTGAGGGCCCCCGAGGGCACCCCGCGGGCCCGGCTGGCGGCTGCAACGTCCCGCGAGGCGGCCAACCGTGCCATGAGGTCGTCCTCGGCAGGCGCGGCAGTCTCCGACCACCCTGGCGGATTGATCTTGATTTGCGGTTTACCGGCGAACGCCTCACCCCCCAGGGACTCAGAGACATCCCTACCGACGAATGACCGCTTGTTGGTCTGCCATCCGTGCTCAATCTCTTGATTGGCAGGAATTTCATCGGGCAGTTGGTCGTACAACTCTGCGTGTATCTTAGCGTTAGGATCAGTGTAAACCTTCCCGTTTAGCCGCACGGCCGGACCCGTCACGCGCTCCGGCTCTGTAGGGGCAACCCGGCTCTCGGCCATGCCCTGCTGGCGCTGGGCGAGCAGCCGCTTGCTCACCCCGCGCTGAGACGCGCCCCTGACGGCCGCAGGCTTGCCCTGGACGTCGATCGGGCGCGTCTCCGGCGTGGGAGCCGCAGGAGCCGCCTCGGGCTCTACGAGGCGCACAGGGGGCTTTGCTGGCGGCCGCGTGGTGCGCGGCTTGGGCTTGGGTGACGGCTTCTCGGTGGTCCGGCTGGGCGGCGGCTCGGTCAGCTTCTTCTCCGCGAGGTCGGCCTTAGCCGCGGCAGCACGGGTATCATGCTGCGCCTGAGCGGCTTGCGCGGCTTGCTGCTGCTGGACCATGTCAGCCTTCGCCGCAGCCGCACGCGCGTCGTGCGCCATCTTGGCCGCCTGCGCCTCCGCCTGCGCCGCTTTCGCCTCGGCAAGGCGCCATTCGGCGGTGCCGGGCGTGGGGCCGGGCTGCGCCGGGGCGGCAGCCGTCGCAGCGGGCGGAGCACCGCCGCCACGAAGCGCGCGAATCTGCTGGTAGGCGTCGTGGAGGTCCATCGGTACGCGCATGCCGGGGATCTGCTTGACGAGAAGCTGACCCGCGATGCGACCGGCCGGGCTTGAGAGCGCCCGCATCCCGAGCCCGACGCCGGCACCAACGCCCACGGCGCCGGCACCCACCGCCCACGGGCTGATGCTGTTCCCGCCAGCCGTCGTATCCGGCGTGCTCGAGTTCGCCGCCAGCCGCCCCGCTGCGGCGTTGATCGCATCGGTGCCCATC